AGACAGCATCATCTATGTGGGCACCGTCTCTGGTGCCGCACGCCCTCGCGTGGCCAGCACTGGCGGCAACGTCACCGTGTCAGGGGCACCGACCATGTATTACCTGGCAGGCGTTACCGACGCCTCTGTGGCCATTAACGATGGCGAGCAGGAGTACTACCTGCTCGGCAATGGCGGCTTTGCTGATAGCGTCATTGTTACCACTCGCGCCCAAGCTTCCATCACCTCTTACTTCCAGCGTGACCTTGATGGTACGACCATCCAGCCCACTGGTCTTGATGAGGCCATGGACGTGATCCTGAAGAGCCGTTACGACAAAAACTACGAAGTGTTTGTTCAAATTTACAAGCTGATCGGCGGCAACTTTACTTATGACACCATGGCATTTGCTGCTTCGGTGATGAACTATAACGAAAGCTTCCCCGCTGACAATTTGGTGCAAACCACTTTCGATCTGATGAGCCGTGGCCCTGTAGCCGTGGGTCAAATTACCATCAGTGGTTCAAGCTTGATTCCCAATGAGCCCAATGTTTAATTCTTTCCCATAGATTTTGCTAGCCTTCCTTTACGGGAAGGCTTTTTTATTGTGAACATTCTTCAGTTACGCGGCACGCTTGCTGCATTGCTTTCGTCAACCCCCGATTTAGTCGGAAGCTATATTTTGCCCAATGGAAGCAAAATTCCTGCTATTTACGTGACAGGACAACAAGGCGTGCCTCGTGAATGGAAAGTATCGGGCCTTGAAGTGGTCATACAAGAGTTTCCTCGCCTAAACCCTCGCCCAGGCGTGGGCACTTTTCAGCAGCGAAAGCAATGGGCCATCACGTTGGTGGATTATGACACTTCTTCTAATAAGCTGGGTCAGGCCGCAAGCAGAATTTCTAGGGTGTGGCCTGATGCTCAATTTTCTTTTGCACCCGAAACAGATACTGCTTATGGGCAATATAGAATTACAATTCCAGACGTGGAAATTCAAAACCTTATCAGGCTCGCATGAAATTCCTTAAAAGCTCTTGCCAAAAAGTTTGGCTTTTCGACATCAAGCAAGAAGCCAATGTGTTGCGGGCTGGCTTTGCTTGCTTTTTAGCGGGTTGCAAAAGTGAAATTTCTTTCCTTATCAAGGAACAAGAAGTGGTTGCATTAGTGCCTAGTAAGGCTGCTAACACTGTTTTGGCCACAAGAATTATCAATGCTAGACTTCCCATACTTCCATCGCCTTCAAAATGAGCAAATATTCAGAATTTTTTCTACTGTCTTCCCCTGAGTACGAAGAAATTAGTGACAAGCTGCGTTTGCGGCGTTATGGAAGCTGGCTAGCAGAAGAATCCTGGTTAAGGGACGAGCAAAATAAAAAACGGGCTCAATTTACGCTGCAAGTTATTTATCTTGCTCGCAAAATTGCTAAAGCTAAAGATATTGATGAAGAAGAAGCGTTCCAGCTTTTGCAAAGCACTGGGGATGATCGAGCGATGATTTTGGGGGAATTTTCAGACGAAGCGTCAGAACTGATGACCTTGCTTCCTTCTAACAAGGATCAGCTTGAAAGCCTTGTCACCATGTTCTTCCGAAACAGAGGCGAAGTATTAATGGGCAAAAAGTGGGCGCCTTGTGATGATTGGTCTAAAGAAGACACGGGCAAGCTGCCCAAAGCAATGCTTGATGCAGTAGAGCAGTTTATGGTGAAAGAGGACGTGCCAGAGGAAGGCGGCAGTGAAGCAGACGAAGGAGAAGAAGAAGGCCCAAAGCCAGCTTCCTAGAGCGACTAGAGCAAAGTTGCGAGCAAATTATTGATGGTTCTACTGATTGGCTCGCCGTGTACTGTCGCTTACTGGCTTTTTCCATTGCAGAACCGCTGCTTCATGCAGAGCGCTTTGGGAAGGTGCCAGTTAAATTTTTGCTGGCTTGCATTGAATCATTAGAACAAAACAGGCAAAATGTTATTAATGCCAATAGCATTTCATCTTCCAAGCTTGGGATGGTGGTACTGGGCGCATTAGGAGGGAAATCAGTTAAGGCAAAATTACAAGACTTTCTGCCTTTTGAGCCGCCTAAGACAGAAGGGGGCCTTGCTTCTTCTGCAATAGAAGCAATGAAGTGGGCTCTTAAGCACGAAACACTCCCTCCCGTCGTAGTAGGCATGTTGGGAGCAGAGCTTAGCTAAAATGCTAGATTGTATCGAAGTATTAGCGCTCAAATAAAATGTCTTACACTGTGCGCTTTGAGAGCAATGCTTTTAGAGCTGATGGCACGATTAATAAGGTATTGGGCGCCCTTGATCAACTTAAAAAACAATTTAAACGGCAAGTACAAATAACAGAAGACGAAGGAACGGGGCCTAAAATTAAAACCTTGTTTGAAGTCAATCAACGTGTTTTTGACAAGGCGATGGATTGGGCGTCGGAAGATTTTGATCGTCAAATAGAAGCTGTTCAGTGGGCATGGAAAGGAGAAGAAGGTGTTACCAAGAGGAGAAATGGTCGGCAAGTAACTGAACTGCGAGATATTGTAGATACGGGTCAACTGCTGCAAAGCAAAACAAAAAGAGAAATCAAAAAAGGTGTAACTGAATTTGAATGGACGGCAAGCCACGCTCAAGCCGTGCACGATGGGCAGGTAACGAAAAATGGCAGCATTAACCCGCCTCGCCCATGGACCGAACCAACACTGCAAAACGCAGAAGATGCAGTGGCAAACATTTTTCAACGGGAGACTAAGTAATGGCTATTTATACAATTAATTTTTCTAGCAATGCTTCTTCTGTTGTCAAGGATCTACAGGCGATTAATAAAGCCATTGCTAATACTGCAGGGCTTGGCAAGAGCATTAAACTGCGACTGGACACAAGCAATTTTGACCAGTCGGTTAACAGTAGTTTCAAGGCGCTTGACAAAAATATATCTCGACTGCAGCGCAGGTTAAATAAAATTTCAATTGGCAGCGACAGCTTTCGCTCGCTAGCTCGGCAGATTGGCGAAGTAGAAGGTCTTAAGTCTCGTGGCCGAATGCAGGCAGGGGTTGAAAGGCTGCGCGGACAGGCTTCTGTTTTTGAAGGGGGATCTGAGGCGGCAATGTCTCGGATGTTGCAAGCGCTGCAAACAGAAGCATCAATGATCAAACCCAACACTCAAGAGTGGGTGTCATTGCAGCAGCAAATTGGAGGCATCAATGGCCAAATGCAGCGAACGGCTGAAACGGCTCGTAGCATCCAACTTAGAGAAAGTCTTGGCGCTTTTGCTCCAGGCAGTCTTGCGCGTCTTGAATCTCAATTAACAATTTTAAGAAATCGCGCCAGGGAAATTGCGCCCAACACCGACGAATGGAGAAAATTAAATAAAGAAATTCTTAATACTGAAAAAGCCATCCAAAAGGTATCCCGCAGGCCCCTGTCGGCTGGGCAGAGAATGGGCGCTGCTGGCGGAGCTTTTTTGTATGGCGGAGGCATGGGAGGTGGCCTAGGTAGCGCGTTGGGAGGTGTCGCTGGTGGCTTAATGGGCGGAGTACCAGGCGCGTTCACAGGCGCGGCAGTTGGACAAGTCGCGGATAATTTGGGAAAAGGATTGGCAGGTATTACTAGTCAAGCTTCCAAAGTGCAACAACTTCAGCGAGGGTTGGCGCTTGCCTCTATTGACGCAAAAGATTTTGCGGAAGCGCAAGCGGCGGTTGCTGATACTAGCGCAAAGCTTTTTATTCCAATAGAACAAGTCACGAAAAGCTTCGCCCAGTTAAGGGTAAATACAAAGCAATATGGGATGTCGGTTGAGGAAACTAAGCGAATTTTAGAGGGCACCATTCTCGCCGTGTCCGCAGTTGGAGGTAGCGCTGATGACGTACAAGGAGCCTTGCGGGCTGTTGTACAAATTTTGAGCAAGGGCTCTGTTCAGGCAGAAGAACTTCGCGGGCAGCTAGGAGAGCGCTTTCCTGGTGCGGTTGTTAAATTTGCACAGGCAAACAAACTTTCTTTTGAAGAGCTACAAAAAGGCCTGCAACAGGGACAAATAGGTATCAAAGAGTTTGTTGCATTTGCCGAGCAAAATTACGAAGATTACGCCGAATTTAGCAAAAAACTTGCTACGGCCCCTGAATTTGCAGGGCGACGACTGCAAACAGCTTTAGAGCAGCTTGGCATTGAGTTTGGTTCTTTGTTTGGGAGTGTTGGAGCCAATATTCAAGACAACCTGGCTGAAGGTATAAAATTTATCACTAAATTTATCCAAGACAACAAAGCATACCTTAAACAGTTTGTTGAAGACTGGGGAAGCATTATTGGTCCTATCGCCAATGTCATAGGCCAGCTCCTCAAGGTGATCATGAAATTCTCGGTAGAAGTCGGGAAGGTGTTTCAAAATCTATTTTCTCTTATTCGCCAATCTTTAGGCATGGCAAATATTGGAGAAGCGAGGGCGCGATTGGACAGGGCGCGTGCGGCCACTGCTGGCAAGCCTAGGCCCTCTGGTAATGTTCGCGGAGGGGGTCCTTTCGTTGAACTTTCTCAAGCAGAGCGTGCATACAGGGATTTAGGAGGAGATGCCGCATTTAACCTCGCAAACCAGTCAGGGGAAGATGATTTAACTTTTGGCGGTCCTGGCGCGGGAATTAGCTTAGACAGCGCAGGCGGAGA